GTGGGTGTGCATTGCCCAACCATCCAGCAACACCAGCACCCAACCAGCGGCGTTCATCACCATGCCTTGGTAGGTGTTCACATCGTGGCCTTTCCTTCGGCCCTGTTATTCGCTTGCTGTGTGCGCCAAATTTCCACGACGGCCTGCGCGGCAATCAAATCCCAACGCAATTTTTCCTCCGCCTCCACGGCTTCACGCAACCCCACAAGCAATGCTTGGTACTCTGGGTGTGCATATGCATCACGCTCTTGCGCGGTGATTGCAGTTTCGGTTGATCGCTTTTGCAAAATTGCCTTGAGGGACTTGCGATACTCCTCGATATACACGCGCTCTGCTTTCGCTTTTGCAAACGTCTTGCCGTTAGTCAAGATGTAGTCAATAGCTTTGTTTGGGTCTCTCTCTTCAATGCTCATAAAACATTCTCCTTTTGGCGCGGTTGCGCCTAATCACCAAACCAATAAAAACTAAAAAGCAAATCCAAAACATAAAGCCAGACATTGCCATGAACTTCCAAAAAAAGTCTCCAAACGATTCAAACATTTATTCCTCCTTTGTTGGCCTGCTACAGGCCCAATAAAAAAGCGACACCAAAATTATGAATACCCAACTCAGTCCGCCAGTGATTGCAAACACAATCAACATGATGTTCCATAGGTCAGCCATTGCGATACTCCTTCTCTTCAATCATTGCTTCTGCAAAGTCGTAAGCTGAACGCGCAATGTCTTGAGGCAGTGCCCCCTTGCCTGCTTTGTTCAAAATTGACATCAACGCAAACAATGCAAAGATGTCGATCAATTCTGGTTCTTGTTTCATTCAATCTCCTCAATTTTGATTTTCAACATTCCGCCAAGGTCGGGTGCCCAATAGATTCGCAGATCAACAATCTGTGAGTCGTCTTCATAAACGCCTGCGTGAGCCAGCCCATCGAGCGTGGCCTTCAGCAGGTTGTCAAGATCGCGGCGGCGCTTGTCTGGCCTCCATGCCTCAATGACCACACGCAGTGGCCCCTTGAAGTGTTTAGCCATCTTTTGTAATGTCATCTGATCGCCGACAGTCTCACGGTACTCGCGCCCTCTGGCGCTGATGATCATGCGACCATCGAAGTTGCGCCAGTAAGTGTTGACCGATGGAGGCCAAGGCAATGTGATCTCAATCATCTTTGACTTTCATGCGGTTGCGGATCGCCTCAAATAACTCCTCTTGACTCCATGCCAGTGCAATGTCAGCGCAAGCATTACGTTCGATCTCTAGCGCCTGCTTAGTGGTCTGAATTGCAATCGCCATGATCTCGGCTTTGGCCTCAGTAAGTGCCGCATCAAACTCAGTCTGTGTGAATAACTTCATGGCCCCAGAGTTGCCAAGTAGTTGCCTTGCTAAAGGGCTTAGTTCAGCGTCTTGCTTTGTCATTTCCATTCTCCTGTGTTACCTCGGTTACCCTTTGTCCACTGATCTCTAACGTCTGCCTCAAGGCGTGACTTGGGATGAAGTTCGTTCCATCCCTTGTGACGCTTCCCAAGGTGGTCAACGTAACCATTGAGCCAGCGGTACGCGCTATCGCGATCTTGAATACGCATATTGATGATTCCCCGAACGAGACAGCGGTGGCGATGCTCATCTTCTCCTTCGCCCTCCTTGCCATAATTCAAAATCTCCCTCCGTTGTCAAAAGACATGGGTACGCTGTTGTCGTATTCGATGAACTGCTGGCTGTCTTTGTTGTACCAAAGCGAATACCAATCCTCTGCTTCGCCATTACGTTGTTTCTCGCACATCATCATGGCATCAGGGATCAATGGATCAACTGGGCCAGACTGCGCATCGTGTTCTTTTTTCTTGTTGCGCCACACCAGCAAAACATTGTCCACTTGGTCGCTGATGGAGCCAGAGCCTTTTAGGTCTGACTTGCTTGGCTTGACCTCTTCGTTCGCGAGCTTGCGGATGTGGTGAACCAGATGGATGTGGACGTTGTGGTCACGCGCCAGCGCGGTCAACTCATCAACAAAATACTTCTGCGCGTTGTAGTCGTCTTCACCAGCCACGCACTTCATCAGCGAATCAATGAAGATGTGCTGAACACCTAACTCCATCGCGCTATAGCGGGCCACAGCAATCACCTGCTGGCTGGTCACCGTTCCTTGCTGGTCATACAGCCACAGCTTGTTGTAGTTGTAAAGCTGAAACCGATCCAGCAAGTTCTTGATGTAGGTCTCTTTGTTGGTGTAGCGTGGTGCATCAATATTCTCACCAGCAAACTGGCGGAGCATTCGGTACAGGGTGCGCTTGGGTTTCATCTCAAACGAAGCAATCATCACCTTCTGGTCTTGCTTAATCAGGCCCATTGCAATCATGCCTGTGATCATGCTCTTGCCGCCACCGTTGCCACCTGCATACACGGTCACCTCACCTGCGCGAAATTGAAACCCTGCGTGTGTCTTTGTCCAAGGCATCGTCTGCGATACCTGTGTCTCAGGGGTCATCAGGTCGATTCGCATCTCCTCAATGAAACCCTCTGCATCGCGCACCTTCTGTGCTACGTCGTTGGCTTTGAGGTACTTCTCAAAGTCCACTTGATCTGGCCTGATGATGCGGATTTTTCGCGCCTCATCTAGGTCTTTTGCTCGCTGTTGAATGTTAGACATTTGCATATTGGATTACCTCTTCAATTCGCTGTTGTGCCGTTTCCAAACGGGCCATATCTTCTTCGCTTAACTTTTTGCCACGCCTCATGTCATAAGCCGCAATCATCACGACCAGACATTCAAACGATGCAATCCGCAGTAGGTCGCTTGCGTAGAACGCAGGCTTCAATGGTTTCGCTACTTGGTTGTGATCCAACCGCTCATCGCGCTCTGGAAACAGGTCGCTCATATCCATGCCGACTGCGCCGACCACATCATGCACCGCGCATCCACCAAAACAATGCACCAACACGCGGCCATCTTCGGTCTCCCGAACTGACAACGATGGAGACTTGTCTTCATGTGCTGGACACTGTGCAGTCCATGAACCATTACGGCCCCTGACCTTGCCCAGCCTTTGAATAAAATTTTCAAGTTTGCTCATGTCTATTCGCTTTTAAAAAAGGTTTTTCTGCCTTGAGTTAAACGGGACTTGTTTGTCGCCAAAAATATTGCTACGCCACAGAGTAACTGAAGGCATATGGTTGTGTGAATGAACTGGTTCAACTTTTGATACTGGAGAAATCCATCCCATTTGTTGCATAGCCCTTGCTCCGCTGACCCAAGTGTTGTGGTGTAGATTGCTTGGCAAATGCAATCCCTGCAATTCGCACTGCGCTCTAAATTCATCCCCCATGACAACAGGACGCATCAGCAAAAGGTTTTGCATGATTTCCAAATACTGCTCAACAAAAATGGGAGAGGCACGGTAAGCCTTACCCCAACATTTATCGGCCAGAATTAACGCCTGTTTCATGCGTTCGGTCATATCACCCTCCGCTGTTTTTGCTGTTCGCCTGCATCATCTTCCCAGCGGCGCTGGTTGATGTACGTCAGGGGCGCAGGGTCAAAGCCAGAAGTCCACTGCTCGGTCGTCTTCAACTTCTTGACGTTGGCAATGATGACATCAGCAACCATGTCGAGGTCATGCTTGTCCCACTTCTTCTCGCACTCAGAGCGGGCTACCTTCCTTTTTGACGCAGGCCACACAGACCAAAAGTCGTTGAATCGTGTTGGTGTTGATGCCACCGACGATATATTCTTATTCTTGTTCTTATTCTTCTTAGGGTTAACTTTCGGTTCCGTTTCGGTTATCGATTCGGTTTTCTTCGGCCTGCCGCCTCGCTTTCCGAGGGATCGATTATTTTCGACTTGATGTTGATATTTTGCGATTTCCATGTCACAACGACTGTTGACATACCCTTTTTCGGTATGTTGAAAAAACTCACCCAAAACCGATTCGGTTATGTCCAAATCAAGCCTGATTTTGCGGGCAACCGATTGGGTATCGAGTGGGATTGGCTTCTCACTCATGTAGTACAAATCAAGCAGGCGGCGGTATGCCAAGTCCTCGGCATCAGCCAAGTGCGTCGTGTGCGTGATGTAGTCACCGATGTGGAATTTAAACCATAACATCAGACTATCCTTCCAAATAAATCGGGCCGCAAATCTTGCCGCCGCACCTTGCCTTGGGTATGCCGCTCAATCGAGTGCGCGAGTTCGGGGCTGGGCACCTGCCGACCGCTGGTGAGCAAGCTCATCCATGTCTTGCTGATGCCCAACTTTCGCGCCAATTCGACTTTTACGCCTCTTGGTTTATCTCTGAAAAACTCTTCCAATGTCATTGATGACCTCCTTGTTGTGTAAGTGCATCATACACCAGAAAAAAAGATTGCACAAGGGGTTGTATCTTGAACTTAAACGTGCTACAGTTCGCAAAACACAGCGAAGGAGATTGTATGCACAGCGAAGACGAGTACAACCAAGCGATGTTAGAGAGGCAACAGATGCTTGAGGAAGCCCTAGAACGGGCTGAGACAGGCGTTGCGACGATGGAGGACTGGAACATCATCCGCTTTGAGTGCGGGGTGTCCAAGAGGCCAATAGTGACTTTAGAAACAGTAACCTTAACTAGGAGCGAATGATGGCTTTAATAGCGAAAGAAAGTGGCGGCGGGACTTTTACACCCGTGCCCCCGGGGATGTATTTGGCGCGGTGCTACCGCATTGTTGACCTCGGCACACAGAAGAGCGAATACCTCGGTCAGGTCAAAAACCTGCCAAAGGTCATGTTGCAGTTTGAGGTGCATGGCGAAGACGACGCTGGCAAACCTCTGGTGACAGCCAAGGGCGAGCCGATGTCAATCAGCAAGAACTTCACCCTATCGTTGGCAGAGAAGGCGACCCTTCGCAAAGACTTGCAAACGTGGCGTGGCAAAGAGTTCACCCCAGAAGAGTTGCGTGGCTTCCAGATTGACAACGTGCTTGGAGCTTGGGCCATGATTGCGATCACCAAAGCGATGGGCAACAACGGTAAGGAGTACACCAACATTGCCAATATCAACTCGGTGCCCAAGGCAATGAAGGCCAACCTTCCAGAGGGCCACAACAAGTGTGCGGCGTTCTACATCGAAGACCCTGACATGGACTTGTTTGAGACCTTCAGCGATAACCTGCGGGCCAAGATCGAGCAATCACCAGAGTGGCAGGATCGTTCTGGTAAGAAGCCCCAGTCATCAGCCAAGTCTGGTTTTGATGACATGGACGACGACATCCCTTTTTGAGGTGACGTATGCAAAATCTTGATTTGTTTGACCCACCAGAGCCAAGAAAACCGCAACCGATTCGGTTCCCATATCCCTTGGCAAGAAACAGCGACCCCATAACTTCTTTTGAAGCCGCAAGGGACGCATCTTTTAAGGCATCTGCTCACCGAATCAAAGCGTTGCAGGCTTTGTTTGACTTTGGCCCTATGACAGATTTTGAGCTTGCAGACGCAACAGGACTTCAGCAGAACAGCATTGGAAAGCGCCGCAAGGATTGCCAAGATGCTGGCTTTGTTGATGTCCTGACGGACGAAGACGGTGTCAAGGTCAAAAGGCCAGCCCCTTCTGGAAGCAAAGCCCTTGTGTGGAAACTCACGCAAGCTGGTCGCGATTACGTTATCAACATGGATTAAGGAACACAGCAATGTTTATCTCAAAAGTGGAAAAGTTAAAGCTCATCTCCAGCATGATGGACTTGATGGCAACCGTTCAAAAACTTGACAGCGAGGTCATTTATTTGAAGGGCAAGATCAAAACCTTGGAGGGCAAGAAAAAGCCAGCCAAACCACTGACTGAAGCACAACGCATCAAGCAACGCGAATACGCCAAGCAGTACAAGGCCCGTAAACTACAGGAGAAGAAAAATGCTTCAAGCATCAGCACCACGAGCATCTGAGTCAAATCACTGGTACACCCGCGATGGTGTGCCCCAATACACTGTCGAGGCCAAGAAGGGCGGACAGCGCAACACTACGTTGCGTGATGCCCGTACAATGAATCTTGTACCGTCAGTGACTACCGTTTTAAATATTGCCGCTAAACCAGCCCTGTTGGCTTGGATGCAACAGCAAGTGTTGTATGCGGCGTTAACGCTTCCCCGCCGCCCCGACGAACCTGAAAAGGAATACATAGACCGAATCATCAACGATTCCAAAGAACAGGGTCGTTCGGCGGCGGATGCGGGAACTGACATCCATGCATCAATACAAGGGTTCTATGAAGGACAATCAACAGGCAAGCACAGTGAAATGGTCACAGCCTGCACACAAGCAATTGACAACTGGGCTGGCCCGCGCACATGGATCAGCGAGCGAGCCTTTGCGCATGAGGCAGGATTTGGTGGCAAATGCGACCTCTATTCTCAAGCGGACGGAGGCTTTGTGGCTGACATCAAAACCAAGGAGTTCACAGACCCTGACAAGATCGGTGGCTACGATGAGCATTTGATGCAGTTGGCGGCGTACCGTGTGGGGCTTGGTGTGCCAAACGCCCGCTGTGCAAACGTGTTTGTGAGCCGCAATGTCCCGGGTCTCGTGGTGGTCAAGGAATGGCCTCTCGAACAACTCGACACTGGCTGGGCCATGTTCATGCACCTGCTGTCATTCTGGCAACTCAAGAACGACCACAAGTAATCATGGAACAAATTCAAGCATTCAAAACAAGCGATGGCAAACTGTTTGACGAGCCATTGCAGGCAGAGCGGCACGAGCTTTTTTTGAAGAAGCAAATGATCGTTGAGGAGTTCTTGTCTGGGGAACTCAACCCCTATCAATCAATCGCTCAACGATCAATCGCTCGCTCATCTATCATCAACTGGGAACTTTGGAAAATTAAAAATGCATCTAAGTGAAGAAACAATCAAGCAAATCTTTTTCTACTGCGACGAGAAACTGCCAGACGCAATCTACGCTGACGAGGTGGACATCATTCAGTTCGCCCACAAGATTACCGCATACGTTGCACCAATCGTTGCTATGAAGGAGCATCAGAGATGCGTACAAATCGTCACCGATATGAACAGGGAAGTTGGGAATGCTTTGAACAATCAGAGGCCAAAATTCTAGAAGCCTTGCAAGAAGCATACGATCAAGGGTACGAGGATGGCATCGAAGAGGCCAAAGAGCAGTTCATGCAAACTCAACTCTTGATTTTCCACACAGGCGGATCAGCATAAAAAAAGCCCCCAGTGACGGGGGCCAAAGGAGGCAATGGCAACTGCTCCCCTATTGATTATCACGCCTTTGTCTTGCTTTTTCTTTAGCGGCGTTCATAAGTCCATATATTCCAAGCGCGGCGGTTCCAGCAAGGCCCGCCCCTTTGATCTTGGCAGTTTTGTCACCAAATGCAGGCATAGCCGCCGCCGCACCAGCACCAACTTGCGCGGTGGCCTCTGCGGCTTTCCCAAGTGCCGTCATAAGTTCTGGGCTACGGTCACCATCGTCATACCGTTTTTGCAGGTCAGACAGCGACAGGTTTGCCAAGGTATTGATACCCTTGGCGGCTTGATAGCCACCTAGCGCCCCCAAGCCACCTTTGACTATTGGGCCACTCTTCGCGGTTGCTACACCAATATTTTGCAATTGACGGTTGGCAAAGTTTGGCGCATTCTTTGCCGCCGCACGAGCCTCTTGCGCCTCTTGAGCCAACAGTCTGGCTCTGTCTTCCGCAGTCTCCATTGTGTTCTGAGCGCGGGTAACTCCAGAGGTCTTGGCGTTTTGCGCTTGATTGAAGGCACTCTGGGCTTGGCTGTGTTCCTGTGCCGCAAGAGCGCGTTCGTTTTTAAGGCGATTCATTTCATTTTGCTGGGCCAGTCGTTCTTGAGCGGCTTTGTCGTCCGCCATTTTTTGCTCAAGGTCTGCTTGTTGTTTGAGTGGCTCGCCAACTTCTGGCTTTACAAGCAATCCAGATGCAGTTCCGCTTGGCTTACCAAATTGTGAACGAACCTGTTGCCCAGTATCTGGAATCAAACCCGCTTTTTGTGCTTCTTTTAAAGCCTTTTGTTGCAACTCTCTTTCATTTGCTTCCCATGAAGTAACTTCATTGAAAACCATGTTTTGGCGACCAGTGTTACCTGTTGCTGGATCAATCTTTCCTTGAAGTATTCTTTCTTGAGAAGTTTGAACGGGAGCATTGGGGTCTATGATGATTTGAGGGGTCGCAGAGGCCATAGAATTAGCCGCTGGAGGGGTAGGTGCTACCTTGGCCTTTTGAGCGGCTGTAGCGGCCTGTAATTCCTGATCTGCTATTTGCAACATGAGTTGAGAGCGCCTGTACTCCGCCTCTAACGTGGCAAGGTCTGTTCCACCAGCAATAGGCATGGCGTTATTGACGCGCTTGTTCAGCCGTTCTTCGGCAATGTCAAATTGTCTTTGTGCTTTGCTTGCCGCTTTTTCTGCCGCCGAAACATCAGGAGGGGCTTCCGCATATTTCAACTCTGGCTTAGAGCCAACTTGACCAACCGTGCTGGCAAGAGCGCCAGTAATCGCGCCAGCAGTTGGAGACACCACGTTCTCTGGCTTTTTTTGAGTCTGAGTGTTGTCGGTGGTGGCCTCTGGGAACGTGCTTGCTACAGGCACAAACGGAGGCTTTGGAGGCTCTTCGCCTTCTGCCGCCGCTTCTTCCGCTGGCGGTTGACCGAAGCCACCATTGGTGCCAATGTTGATGACGTAGTCCAAGCCCTTGGGGCCAACGGATTTAAGGTCGCCATTTGATTTGATGTATGTGTCCGCGACCCCGGGGCCTTGGTGATAGGCCAACAACGCCGCCTCTGGTGACTTGTACTTGTCAATGTACTGCTTCATCAGCTTTGCGCCACCATAGATATTGGTTTTCAAATCTCTGGTGTCGCCGAGTTTGTTTAATTCTGCTGTGCTTGGTCGAATTTGCAATACACCAAACGCATCACTGGTTGGATCAGTAGATGGAATATGGCGGAAACGGCTTTCCTCATACGCCTGCGCCAACAAAAGATTAGGGTCAACGCCAACTTCGTTAGCCGCTTCGATCACCATCTCGGCAATCTTCATCTGCTCTGGCGAAAGTTTTTTAAAGTCCATTATTGGTTTCCTTGTGCGGCTCTTTCGCGTTCAGCTTTTTCGCGCTTAAATCTATCCACTGGATTTTCATTTGCGGGTGGCTTTGCCGCAGGCTTGGGAGGAGTCTCCGCAGGCACTGGCGTGGGCGTAACCGCTGGCGGAGCCGCAGGTGTGGTGGCTGGCTTCTTAGGCCCAGCAAAATACTTTGCATTGGCATCGCGCATGGCTTTGAGGTCGGCAATGTATTCTGTCTTGAGCGCCTTGAACTCAGGCGATTGCGAGATGAACTTACTGAAGCCGCCGTTGGGGTTGTTCTCCCTCCACTGCTCAAAGGCCATAAAGGTCTGCTCATCAAAATCAGCCTTGCGCTCAATCGCTTGGGCCTTCATCTGAATCACCTCTGGGCGATCTGATGCCTGCGGGCCAAGTTGTGCCGCAACCGTACTCTCACCATTGGAAATCGCGCCCTGACCTTTGAGCCATAGGCGGCGGTTGAACAACGTGAACTGAGCTTCAATCTGAGCAAACTTTTGCAAGGCTTGAATCTGTTCAGACGTAAGTCCGTTTCTCTCAATGATGTCAGTAGGAATACTGAAACTTCCAAATTGACCAGCCTGCGCTCCAGTCTTTGCCATTTGCATATAGGCATCAAACTCATTTCGGAACTGGTCGTCTTTGTTCATCAACAACTTGAATGCAGGCGCGGCGGCTTTGGCAATAGAGCCAGCCTCTTGAGCCAACGCTTTAATATCAGTTGCAGAGAATGCAGACAGACGCAAATCGTTTGCCATCTCTCCTGCGGCTTCTGCATACTTTTTGTTTTCTGCAAGAGCGGTCTCTTGGTTCATCTTCTCTTGCGCTAGTTCTTCTGCGGTCTTAAACTTGCTTGGCAAACCAAATCCGCCAGCGGGTAGCTTTCCTGCTGGTGTTGCTCCACCTACTGAAGGTGTTGCACCTGCGGGAGCCGCGCCTCCTGCTGGCGCTGTACCAGCCGAGCCAATCCGAGGGGCACCAGAAGGAGTGCCAGCCAGCCAACGCTGTCTAATAAAGAAGTCGCGCAATTGATCGTCTGTGCCGCTTGCAATAATTTGCTTGTATTCGCGATACACATCAGGGGTTGTCTTACGGTCACCAGCGGGGCCAAAGTTAAAGTCTGCCGCCTTCTCGTTAGGAGGAGTGACATCCAAGAATTTCTTCTGGCTCTTAGAGAACACGTTGCCTTCATTGACAATCAAGTCCTCACGTTGCATCTTGGCAATCGCGGCGATCTTGTCTCCATGATCTTTGGAGATCGCATAGGCGGTCGTGATGTCTCTGTCAGAGATCATCGGCAATTCATTTGGAGCGCCAGTCTGGCCTACGTTAGCAGGAGCGGAGGCAGGGCGTGGAGCGCCACCAGCCATAGGTGCGCCACCAGCAGGAACACCGCCAGCAGGGGTAGAAACACCAGCGGCATTTGATACTATTGCGGCTTGTGCTGGGTTGTAGCCAGCCATCTGAAGCATATGCTCGAACTCAAGGTTCTTGGTGCCCATTGCCATCTCTTGCTGGGCTAGTTCAAGTTTTTGCTTCTCTGCTTGTTGCTTGCGAAGCTGGGCTTTTTCAGCGTCAGCCGCATAGTTTTCAGCGGCATATCCAGCAGACTCGCCAAACGATCCAGTCTTTGTGGGCTTTAAGAAACCAGCCGCCGCCGCCATCAATGACGTATCAAAGGGCAGGTTCATCCTTGCGTCGTAACTTTGACGCAGTAGTGCTGTCTGGGTTTCCAGAGCGCGAGCCGCTTCACGTTGCTTTTGGATCGCACGATCCATCATGTTCGCTGGGGTATCAGGCTGATCCTGCTCCATGCTAGAGATACGGGCGGCATCCTTTGCTTCGCTAGGCTCTGGAGGAGGCGCACCTTGAGGCTTTGGAGCCATTGCGCCCAAACCACCTACGGGTTGTTGTTGTGGGACTGCCATGTCTTACCTCGCCATCTTGATTGAACCACCACGAGCAAGATATGCGTGGGCTTTGGAGCGGTGAGCTTGACCGCCCTTTTTCATAATGATTGCGCCGCCATCTGCTTTGCTAAGTGTGTTTGAAAACGAACCCAAGCCCGCCAGCAAACCAGAGATTTGAGACAGTGGGCTGTTTGAGTATGCGCCAGCCTGCGGGCCAACACTTTGTCGTACAGTCCCCGTAGGAATTTGGTAGCCCTTCATTAACTGAGAGAAGGCTTGC